CGGCGCTCATCTTGACGTAGGGCACCCCCACGCCGTGGCGCTCCATGGCGATCGCGTCCACCCGGTACATGTTGTCTTTGTAGTACCAGTGTTTGTAGGCGGCGCGAAGGAGCGACATGCCCGCCCAGTTCGCCCCTTCCTTGCGGTTGGTGAAGACCAGCAGCTTCTCGATGGGGATGTACGGCCGCTCAAACGTGCCGTTAGCCCACACCAGCTGCTGAACGCCCTTCAGTCCGCCGTCCAACTCCATGTCCCACTTGTCGATGCTGGCCGGCATCCTCGGGGCGAGCTTGCGGTACCGCAGCCCACCGTCCCGCCGCTCCCAGACCTTCTCGAACACCATGAAGCCGAACGGCAGCATCAGCAGCGCGTGCCGCAGGAAGTCATCCCAGGTGATGGTCATCCCTTCGAGGAGGTTCTGTTCTACCGCCTGAGCGATCTCAACGCTTTTGGCATCGTCGCCACCCGGCTCTACTGCCCACCGCGCCGACCGGATCGGCAGCTCGCATACCCAGAGCACGGCCTGCACCTGGGCGTCGCTGCGGCGCATCTTGTCGTACGTCTCGATGCCCCGCTGCCCCTGCAGGTCGCTGTTGTACTCGTCGGCGATGACGCCGTTGAAGTAGACCGTGCCCGTGCGACCGATCTCATCGAGCTTCGGGGCCCGCTTCACTGGCTCTGCAAGCTTCGGTGTATTGCGCTCGAATAGCCGAGGCCAGCGCATCAGAACGCCCTCCTCATAATGCCGGCCAGAACCGGTTTCCTCGCTTGTGCCGGCAAGCGCCCGGCGTATCCCGCGCTCTGTACCGCTTGCCACGCCAACGCCCGCGCAATCACCGTGTCATCGTGCATCCCCTCGGGAGCACTGTACTGGCTACGGCCTGTCACCGGCGACACCTTGCGCTCATACGCCTCTAGCTCCCCCGTCCACACCGGGTCGGCCTGCCACCGGCATTCCTCGCGCTCGAAGGCGAGGGCGAGCGACTCAATCAGCGGCGGCTTGCTGGAGGCGGTGGTCTCAAAGCCGCGGACGGGGAGGCCTAACCGCTGAAGCATCTCCAGCACTGGCGTGCCGATTGAGTTGGTCTCGGCTAAGATCGTCGCCACGGTCCACTTGTCGCAGAGCGCTTTCAACCGGGCCACCTGGACGTGATAGTCGATCTGGTTGAACCGATCCCGCGCCACCTCGACACGACAGTCCCGACAGACAAGCGAGAACGCCGAATAGTCGGCTTGCCGTGCCCAGTCACAACCGGCCACAATGTGATGGCCCGCGTGTTCTGCCGGCGTCGTGTCGGGCGCGGTGAGACAGGCGGCGATGTTGCGGAAGACCGCGCCTTCGCCCTCTAGGAACTCGGCTAGGTACTCTTGCCGGAAGATCATCTCGGGCAGATCGCCCCGCGCCGCCTCAATCTCGCTCGGCAGGATGTAGGGGTTGTCGCTGGTCGGGAATGACCACGACTGCCACTCGCCGCCCTGTAGGCCCTTCTGGAAGTAGCGCCAGAACCAGTTACGGCCCGAGGGCGTGCTGATAAACATGGCCCGCCCTAGCCGGTCACTGAGCGCCGGGCGTAGCGCCTCCTGCCAGGCTTCCTCGGCAACGTAGGCGCATTCGTCCACTACCACGAAGTCCAGGCCCTCACCGCGTAGGCTGTCCGGGTTGTCAGCGCTTCGGACCTGCACCGTGCCGCCACCGGGGAACGTGGCCAGCATATCACCGTCCCGCACCGTGGCCCCAGCTATCTGCAAGGCCAGTGACCTAATGAGCCGCCAGCCGACGGCGGCGACTTTGTAGGACGGCGCCACCCACCACGCCCGGCCACCGGGAAGCGCCGCCATAATGCACAAGATCGCTCCCAACCGCGTCTTGCCCCAGCGGCGTCCGCAGGCGACGACCTTGAACCGGGCCGGGTGGTCGGCAATCTCTCGCTGGTGGCGATGAAGCGGCGGCAGTACAACCTCAATCGGAGTCCTCCGGCCAGCGCATGACGAGTGGCCCCCCGTCCGCGCCCGTCACTTCCTGGCGCTCAACATAACCGCGGCCCTTGCCCTGCGTCTTGAGGAAGAAGCACACCGCCCACGCCTCGCCGTTTAGCACCGCCCGGTACAGCGACGACTCAGCGTTGTCCAGCATCGTCTCGCGGGCGTCGGCTAGGAGCGCCTGTAGAGCGGGGGACGACTGAATGCGGTTCCACACCGTGCCGCGTGACGTGCCGAGGGCGCGGGCGATGGCCGCCACGTTGCCCTTGGTCGGCTCTATGTGCTGCTCTACATCGGCGTTAGTGACTCGGCGCATGGCCCTTTTCTAGCGTCAAGTTGTCAGCCGTGGCTCCAGCCCCATGCCCGCTAGGCGCTCCAGGGCGACGGCGATGTACTTCGGCTCCAGTTCGGCGGCATAGCACAACCGGGCCGTCTGCTCCGACGCGACAAGATCTGTGCCGCTTCCCGAGAATGGCTCGCCCACGATGTCTCCCCGATGGCTGCTGTTCTGAATCATCGCGGCCACCAACTCGACAGGCTTTTCGGTAGGATGGAGCTTTGAGGCCCGTGGTCGGTTGAACTCGAAGACGGTGCAGTTGTTAGTCACCGGCTCAAAGTAGTGCGCCCCGTTCTGGAGCCACCCGTAAAGAATGGGCTCGTGCTTGTACATGTAGTCGCTGCGACCGAAGACCAACTGGTTCTTGAGCCACACCAACTGGTGACGATACTCAAAGCCGGAGTCGTTCATGGCCTGTATGAACCTGATATGTAGCGGCCCCGGCGGGGCCGCTACATAGGCGACGGCTCCAGGGGCCGCCACCGATGCCAACCGGGCCAGGCTGTCATGCACTAGCGCGTACACCTGCTCCGGTGACGCCTGGTCGCCCTCGATGTCGCCAAGCAGTCGATCGGCCCTGCCGATCGACTGGAGATAGCGGTTCTTCTCGCCGTAAGAGACGCCATAGGGCGGGTCAGTCCACACCATCGTAAGCCGCTCACTGCCGTACAGCCGCGCCACGTCCTCAGCGCTGGTGCTGTCCCCGCACAGCAGGCGGTGGCACTTGCCGGCCACGGTCGCGCTCGGTATCTCCCACAACTGCCCGCGCTCAGTGCCCCACGTGCCGCGCAGTTCCTCAGCGCGGTCTATCTGCGCACCAGGGTCTTCCACCGCTTCCGGCTTGCCGTACTCCAGGCCGGACTTGGCGGCAAGGTCGCTGAGCATCTCCTGTAGCGCCGCGCTGCCCGTGTCCACCTCGCGCAGCAGGGCGTCTAGCTGCTGCTTGTCGGCGGCGGCCATCGCGGCTATCGGGTCGAGGGTGGCCAGGGCCAGCGCTTCCTCTCGCGGGTCAAGGTCGACATAGAGCACCGGCACGGTTGGCTCGTTGTTGCGCATGGCCAGGCTCACGCGAAGGTGGCCGTCTATCAGGTGGCCGCTTTGCCGGTTCACCACGACCTGCTGTATCCAGCCAATGTCGTCTAGGGCATCATTCAGGGCGTCCTGTTGCGGTTTGGGATGGATGCGCCAGTTCGCCGGGTTGGCGAGCAACTGATCGGGCGCTTCCTCGCCCGTGCCGACAATCCTGTTGCGCCACGTCTGCCGCTTACCCGACATACCACCTCAGCCTATCCGCCAGCAGCAGGTAATCGGCGTAGTCGCGCATGAGCCACCGGCCCACCGCCACCAGGCCCACCAGCGCCACGGCCCAGAACGCGACGTAACAGCGGTTACTCACCTACTCACTCCCAGCCACGTTGCCACCGCGCCGATAATCAGCTGCAGGCCCACGAGCCACTGCGTGCGCGTGCGGCTCTGTTCCTGCAGAACGGCGATACAGCGCTCGGCGTCCCGCGTGCGTCCGTTTAGGCGTTCGAGGTGGTCTTTGATGTCCTGTAGCTGCCGATCCTGAGCGTCAAAGCGCCGATCCACGCTGGACTGTATTTGCTGCAGTGTGGCCTCCAATGAGTCCAACGTTACGGCCATGTCCCGCTATCCGTTCCGCACAGCGCGTGTGCCGCTGTACAGCCCGCTTGCCGACAGGCCCGTGATCAGCCCTAGCATCTCCGTCTGCAACCACGTCCCCACGGCCGGGTCGTCCAGTTTGCCCAGCGTGGCGAAGGCCAGGCCCAGACACACCGCGAGCACGGGCGCATAGCGCGACGGCAGGCCTTGGCCCTTGGCAAGCTCCACCAGGCCGACAATCACGGCGGCTATCGGTATGGCGTAAAGGGTTAGCTCCATCGGCGTCTCCTGTCAGTAGTGGGGAGAGTAGGACTCGAACCTACCCAGCTGGAAGCACCTGGTTTACAGCCAGGCGCGGCTCTCCACCTCCGCCGTCTCCCCGTGATGTCCCGCCGAGTTGCGCTTGCATGCAGAGGCGTGGCGGGAACTATCCGTGTAAAGCGGGGCGGGTAGGGCCAGGGCTACTGACCCTGGGGATGTATGGTGCTTGGGTCTACCCGCCCCATTCCTGCGGTTGCGAGCCGCAGCCTTGCGAGGTCGGAGACCAGTGGTCTCCCAGGTACCCTCGCTCGCCGATCCCCGGAGTAGCCGGTCATGACTCCGGCCACCCACGGGGGCGGGGCATCCACCTTGCGTGCCGACGTGAATCCCCTAAAGCCCTGCCGGGTTCTCGCTTGAGTCCGCACGCACAGAGGCGTGGCAGGGTCTGTTCCGTCCAGTGCGGGGCCGAGCGTCCACCGTGGGAGGGGACGGCTACGCCCGGCCCGTGTGCGGGTGCCATGTGGTCACCCGGCGAGGCGGCTAGTCCAGCGGGTCGTCATTCATTTCGTCGTAGACGAGATTCTCAACGCCCGCCTCCTCGTAGGAGACGGTAATGGCACCGATGGTTCGCTGATACCGGCGTTCACGATTCTCGAAGCTCACTAGCGCTCGCGCCCAATCCGGCCATTGCCGATATGGCACTTCAAGCCCATAGGTCGCCGCGCACGTGTGGCATACCCAACTGGTTCCGGTCAGCGCCTTATCACAGATGCAGCAACGGTTACTCAGCAGGCCCCCTGGGCATATGCCCTCTACTCCGTGATAACCGATAGGGTACCAACATGTGACGCACCGGCATGAGAAACGGCCCGGATTTCTCCGAGCCGTCGCCGTGCTCTGCATTTCCTGCGCCGCACCGCCTGGTAGGTTATGCCCAGAGCGGCGGCTGTCTCCCGTTGCGTAAAGCCCTCTAGCAGCATCGCCGTCACCGCCGCCTGCTCCGGCGTCAGCAGGGCCAGGAGCGGGCCGTAATCGGGATCGGCGTACCAGTCGTCTAGCCAGTCGTGCTCAGGCAGATAGGGCCTCCTGTTGCATCATCCGCTCGTCCATCGCCTCTTGCGCCCACTCACGCGGCAGGTCTAGCAGCTCGCACCAGTCCGCGCCGTAGCCGCTGAGCCAGGCTAGGGCGTCGCGGGCGTCGTTGTCGCAGCCTACCGGGTCGCACGACACGCCATCGTCTAGCTCACGCAGCCACCGTTCCGACAGTGGCCGGCCAAATGCCGCTAGGTCCAGCACCGCCCGCTCCATCACGGCTGCGAGCAGGTAGCGCACCGGGTCACCGACCAGCGGCCTAGACGGCGGCGGGCAGGATCGGCGGCGCTCGGCGTACAACTCGCGCTCGCGGACGTTGTGGCACTCCTCGCACACGCGGCGCTGCCACCGTCGGCCCCTCACCTCGTCGGGCACAGCGCCGCCGCACACGATGCACGCCCTCACTGCCGCGCCTCCAGCAACCGCACCAGCGCCGTGCCGACAATCCGCGCCAACAGGAGCGCCGCCAGTGTGAGTGTCACGACTGTCAGGACGAGGGCCGTCACTTCCCCAACTCCTTCAGCGTGTCAGCAATCAACCGCCGATCCCTATGAGGCGCTATGCGGCAGTTGCCATCCACCCACCGCCTCAGCAGCGCCCGCAGGCGCTCGGCCTCGCCGTCGTCTAGCCGCTCGCGCGGCGTCGGGTACTCCGAGTCGTCCGGCATCGGCCCCCAGTAGTCGTCAGTCACTATGTCCTCCTAGCGTCTCCGCTATCTCTTCCCAGTCCCTTGGCCGCCACACGCGCACTTGCACCCCGTCGCACCCATGCAGGGCCGCCAGCCACTCCCGCTGCTCAGGACGGATGCGCCCCTTGTCCGTCTTACACTCGACAAACAACAGCACCGGCGGGCGGCAGAGTACCAAATCGGGGAAACCTGCCGGGCACCGGCGGCTGTCCGGCACGTAATAGACCAACCACCCCGCCAGCCGCGCCAGCTCGACAATGGCCGCCTGGTGCTGCGCCTCGGTGACGGCCTCAGCCACCGGCGTCCCTCAGCGCCGCCTTCAGTTCAGCGTTGCGGGCGCGGAGGCGCTCCATCTCGTCTAGCCGCGCCAACGTGCGCGCCACACCCCCGTCGTCGTCTTCCGCCTCCGGCAGCGGGCACCAGTCGGGAATGTCGTAGCCATTGTCTATGCTCGTTGGCCGCCCG